CTGCACCTTTGGTGACGACAACATTTCGTCTGTTGACGACACGGTTCGCGATGTCTTTAACCAAGTGACCGTTGCGCAAAAGATGAAAGAGTTGTTCAATCTGGATTATACACCAGGCAACAAGGGTGGAGAGTTGGTGAAGTGGTCCAACATCAAGGAAGTGACCTTTCTGAAGCGTAGTTTCGCTGAGGATGAGGTCTCTTCCAGTGTGATATTGAGGACCCCTTTTGTGGAGTGGGTGGCACCACTTGATCCCAAAAGCTTTTTGCAAGAGGGCTATTGGTTTAAGAATGTGAGAGATCCCATGGGTGATGTCCAGGAACGTCTGAGCAACACCCTGTATGAGTTGTCCATACATCCCCCACATATGTGGGAGAGGTGGGCGCCGATCCTGCTTAAATGGGCCGACGACAAGGGTGTGCCAGTTGCACATCGGAGTCGGGAGGCCTGTAGGCACCACTTGAAGACCAGATTTGACGTCTGGTTTTAAAAATGACCCTGTGTACATAATTAAAGCACTCAGCTACGGGTCACCCAAATGGGATATGACAACTACTCAGTCATAAAGAGAGAGAAAGTGTTTTCTGTGTGAGTGCTTGAGCCGCCTCACATATGTATATATGGCTTCCTGAAAGTTTACAACAAAATACAAAAACAGATTTAGTTGATGAAGTTGATTGTTCAGATATTGCAGGCTTGACTATAAATAGCGAGCCTGAGCAGATAGGATTAGCCACTTTTGTTGATGAGGCTGGCACATGTGCTGAGATAGCTGCCACAACATTGAATCATTATTCCGTGTTGGATGTAGCAGATGTTCAATCTGTCAAGGATTATTTAGCGAGGCCTAGATTATTGCTAAATGGTGATGTCACGTCAGGTGTTGGGATATTAACATATCTTAATTACCCAACGTCGTCAGCATTGCGCAATTCTATGGCAGCTGTCAATTTTGACAGGTTGAAAGGAGCTGTGGGGTTTCGAGCCACACTTAAGTTTACCTTAGTTGTGGCAGCCACACCGTTTCATCAGGGTATTCTCACCCTAGCTTGGCAGTATGGAGTTGACACAGAATCTCAGGGTGCTGCTTACAGACCATTCTTCTTGCCTTATGCAAGGAATGTACCCCATGTTACTTTGGACATTTCAGAGAAGACTTTGGTTTCCCTTGAGGTGCCTTATATTAGTTACAAGGAGTATTTTCCCGTTGACTTGAACAATGATTTTGTGATGAATTATGGCGCAATATCTGTGCTGAGGCAAACAAATCCTCGCATAGTTGTTGGGCAGAACGCACCAGAATATTCATTGTACTTGTCTCTTCACGACATTGAAGTCATTGGCGCTGCTCCTTATGCTTTGTCTGCTGCAACTTTGCAGTCTGGCAAGACGATAGGACATGCCAGTGGCGTTAGTGCCGCTGTTGCAGAAATGAAGAAGGGTGGCCTGATAAGCAAAACCCTGGGTGGTGCCGCGTCAATAGCTAATGCTGTTTCCATGGTGCCGTCCTTGTCAGTTGTTGGCGGAACTACAGCGTGGTTTTTGCGATCTGCGGCAAAGGTTGCTTCAGCCTTTGGTTATAGCAAACCGAAGGACGAAAACAAACCTGACCGTATGAATCGTTTGACGTATGCTGGGGATAGCCACATTGACGTTCCTTTCCAGGGCTGGACAACATCACCGTTTCAGACGAACCAGCTTGCTGTTAATTCAGCATTGGGTTGTACTGATGACGATCAGATGGCGTTTGATTACGCGTTGACCAAGCCTTCCATCATCTTTAGGGGTGATATGAGTGACACTGATGCCAAAGGCACAGTGTTGTGGGGTATGAATGCTAGTATCAATTCAATGTGGTACCGTGATAAAGGATTATCAGGTGCTGCTTTGAACGGTAACATTTCCCTTCCAAATGTCGCCACTGGGACTAAGAATTGCATACTACCATCTACTTTGCTATATGTCGGGAATAATTTCCGATATTGGAGGGGTAGTCTACGGTTTACCGTGGACTTCTCCAAGTGCAAATTGCATGGTGGTAGAGTGCAGTTTTCGTTTGTTCCTTACACTGCTGTTCCAGCTGCTAATTTGCAGCTTGGCAGTGTGATCAACATACCTGAGAATTCCAGTACCAACATTCAACCTAGTGGAATGGCAACCATCTTTGATTTGAGAGATGGATCCACATTTGAATTTGTGGTCCCATATATTTCCACAGACCCATACCTACCTATTGAAGGTAGTCTTGGTTCCGTGTCGATGGTTGTTGTCAATCCATTACGTTCACCAGGTCCGGCAGCTTCCACCATTGACTTTTTGGTTTCTGTTGCTGCTGAGCCTGGTTTTGAGTTTGCGGTTATAGCCCCAGCTACTTTAGGGGGGCTTGATACCGCTGGCCTGGCTGACGTGACTTATCAGTCAGGTAAGGTGTCAATTGTACAAACAACTACTGACACCTCTCAGAATGCTATAGGAGAGCGTTTTCACTCCCTTAAGCAGTTGGCCATGGTTCCGGGCTGGTACACTGCAGATGTAGCTAATGCTACATATTCAGTATATACGCTAGTTCCGTGGTTTAAGTTGGATGGTGCGCCTGTTGCGTCGCCATTCTCCACTGCAAACACAACACAAGCAGCGTGGAATAATTCACCTGCTATGCGTGTGGCTGCAATGTTTTCCTTTGCCAATGGTAGTACAAACTACCAAATAACTAGGGATGGGGGTACCACTCAGAATTTTACTATGACTGCTATTAGTTTCCCAAACGCCTCTGGCGCTACTTTTGCGCAATCAGCGGGTTTGTGGAATAGAGCTAGTAATACTGCTGGTGGCTTTGTCGTACCTGAGACTTCAGAGTGCGCGAGGCTATGTGTTCCAACTTTTTCTAGGTATTTGAGGATACCTACGGCAAATTCGATGGCTATCTTTGGTGGCCATCAACAGCTGCTAGCGCAGCAGAACTATGACCCTGTTTATGTGTCT